ACCTAGTAATATTCAATTAAATCCCCCAGTTCATTACCATATGTATAGTAATATCGGCTTTTCAGATCAATTGTTTAATTTATTTTCAAATTATTAACACTTCCTCTTCAATTAATACTTCATCCCCTATGCATTGTTTCTTACAGAGCCACCCAAAGCCTCTCATATGACATGTTTGATGGTAAACTCTATATGAACCACGACTATTAAATTTCGATACGTAATAGTGAACGGAACAGAAAGGAAAAAGAAAGTATTCTACGCCCTTTTCTAACAGTGTAAACTCATCAGTGAGACAAGCTCATGCCTCGCTTTCCAGAGGCAACCGCTCGACCCTTTTCAACTTCTAGCACAGCCTACTTTACCAAGATTCTGACATGCTGCTGGATAGGATTGATATGTGTCATACTCGCTCCATGTTACATCTGTTAATAGATCAGAACGCCAATAGGCAACATCCGCTTGTTGTATTGACGATACACAATTCAGCAAATGGTGATTTTGAATAACAGATTTCTTTCATTTTGAGCCTCCCTGCAGGAGGAAGCTCCTGCTATTTTATTTTGTGTGAACTCGAATAATTTAAATTTGTAAATTGGCCGTCACGTGTAGTGATTTCCGTTTTTCCATACATTGGCGTTTCAGCCAACACTATATTGTTGGAATGACCATCTAGGATAATGACTTTCACTTCTCCTTTGGTCATAAAGTTATCAATGGAGATGGTTGAGTCTATATGTTTGTAAGGATTATTCATGCACAAGGCCTCCCATGTTATAATGAATTGTGCAGATTCAATAGAACTGGGGCCTTGTGCTTCGGTTCTTTTTATTTGCCCTGAAGAGCTTGCAAATCACGTACACACATTTTAAAGAAGTGTTCGTCCCTTATATCTAAAGACACATCAATCAAAGCCTTCAGATCATCTTCAGTAAGCGCCTCATCCAAATTTTCAGCCCAAGACTTTGGAACAACCAAGGTATTACCACTAAGGAACCTTACTAAAATGTCATCTTCAGATACTTTAAGTACATAACCTTCTTTGTTAAGTGTTTCTCTTTTGTCTTTCCTTGATGCTTTGATCCAGTCTCCTTCTAAGAATTTGTTTTTCATCTGATAATCCTCCATCCTTTCCTGATCCGACTGAGCAGTTCATATTTTTTAAGTGGTTCATAGAGGTGGATGCGCTGTCCATCCTCTTCGCGATAAAGCAAGAACCACCGTTTTGAGCGTTTGCGTGCCATCTTAGGCAGCCCCGTCTTCCTCTTCTTTTTGATCATTCCCGTCAGAATCGTCTTTCACACTTTGAGAGGAATCTAAATCTACATCAGCTGCTTCTTCATCTTTTTGCATCGGCACAGCTTCGTTGACTTGATCCTCTTTCCAATCCCACCATTTTTCAGCGAGTGGAGCCACTGCAGCTCGGTAGTCATTGATCAGATCAACTATTGCGCCGGATGACATCTCAAGCTCTGAAGCCAATTTGCGGTATGATTCACCCTCAATGCGCTGTTTCACAATGTCAGCCATATTCTCTGGGAAACCTTCTTGCTCTGGTGCCATACCTTCTTGGATGAATTGATCCACCACTTCGCGTTTAATTTCCATAGGTTTTTCTTCAATTTGTGGTTTTTCAGCAGGTAAGCCCAATTCAGCCTCTAACTGTTCTGGCTCAGGCTCAGCAATGTGAACCACGCCGCTCTGGTCTACTTGATAATTTACGATAGGCCGCTCAGTGTGAGCATTGATTTGAACGTTATAGCGGACAACATCGCTCTCAATTTCAACACGCACATCGTTATCAATCATTTCAGCAAGGTTTTGAATACTGTTTCCTAGATCCTTCGTTGAGATTTCAAGGACCAATTCTGTAACACCCTTAGGCTTGTGATTTACTTTCTTGACTGATCCATCAAAATTTACAAAAGACATATTTGTTCCTCCTCATGGGTTGGTGTGAGAGTTGAGACTTCGACTTCGATTCTCGGTGAGCTGCTATAGAATTTGCTTACATGTAAATCAACAATCTGGCTATCATCCTGCCAAATGACTTTATTCAGGCCATCTTTTATCCCTTTGATGTAGTTATCAACATCCGGCTTCTTAGCTGGTCTCAGCTCGCCTCTTTCAGCTTCTGCGGCCTTTTTCTTGCTGAAGCTTTTCAACAATGATTTATAGACTTTCACCTTCAATTCAAGAGGACCCGTCAGGAGTTCTTCTGGACGATGATCACTTGCTGCCAACTTCACGTATTGCTTAAAGTCCCTTGACTTCTTGGGGTCGTATAACCTTGTCATTCCATGCATATGAGTAGCTCTTGGTCGCCCCTGTGCAACCGGTTCTCCGTAGATGGTAAATGCTATTTTCATTCAGATGCCTCCATCCTAGCGTTATATGTTAACACCCTGCTGCCACGTTGACTCTTTAGAGAAATGACAAGCATTTCAAGTTCATAGAGTGATAAATTTTCAGGGTTCTTGTCCAAACTAGCTAAATATCCAATACGAGTTAATTCGTTTAAAAGGTACTCACGACGCTGTTTGCTATTAATATTTGACATGTTCATCCTCCGTATCATAAAGCGGCTTCCATTTGCCGCGACAAGTTTACAAACCTTCCGTACTCTTTCATAAAGGCAGCATTTATTGTTCCAACTTCACCATTTCTCTGCTTAGCAAAGATGATTTCGACTATATTTTTCTGCTCACTATCTTTGTTGTAATAATCATCACGATAGAGGAACGTAACGATATCAGCGTCTTGTTCAATGCTTCCTGAATCACGCAAATCAGACATCATTGGACGTTTATCTTGCCTCTGTTCCACTCCACGTGAGAGCTGTGATAATAAAATGATTGGGACATTAAAGCTTCTCGCCATATTCTTCAGCTCTTTGGTGATGGCACCAACTTCATAGTTTTTGCTCTCAAACTTACCGATCGGGGTAATGAGCTGCAAATAGTCAATGATGACTAAATGATCTTGATCAGGATGACCCTTTTTCGTTTTACGGATCTGGGACCGTATATCTGCAACTGTTTGGGTAGGCTGATCATGGATGTAGATATCTAATTTTTCGTATTCACCCATAGCTTTGTTGGCTCTATCATAATCTTGATCGCTAAAGTACTTTTTCGGATTCCTCCACTTGGTGCCTTCAATTCTTCCAAGACTGCTTAACATTCGATGGGTTAACTGTGTATCTGACATTTCGAGCGAGAAAATATCAGTTACTCCACCCTTTAGCGCGTTATTACAACCTAAGTTAAGAGCAAAAGCAGTCTTTCCCATCGATGGACGAGCTGCCACGATAATCAAATCGCTTTTTTGCCAACCACCTGTCATGGCGTTCAAGTCCGCAAGACCAGTGTCGACTCCTGTAAGATCTCCTTGATCTTCTTCCATGCTCATGAATATCTCTGTCAGAACATCCATTTTCGTCCGAGTGGCTTTAACTCCAACTTCTTGCACCTCAATGGTTTTTTGATAAAGCTCAGTGATCCCCTCATCGCATGGGGCATTAGCAAAAGCTAAAGCAGCACTTTGTAAATCTCTGAGTCTAAAAGCCTCATAAATTAATGTTTCATAGGTCTCGAAAGCATGTTTTGAGGGAACAGTACTTGCAAGATTGGTTAAGTATTCAAAGCCTCCAATTGAATTTAAAAGGTCTCCCATAGATGCAGCGATATTGGCTAATTCAACAGGCTTACCTAGTTTGTCCACTTCCCTCATCGCTTCGAAAATCCGCTTGTGGCGTTCTTCAGCAAAATGTCTGGGCTCTAATGCTGTTTCTTTAATCAGATCACCCTCAAGGATGATACAACCTAATAAAAACTGTTCAGCCTCTACGTTTCGCAAATTTTGCATTTTGTTCCCACGCTTTCTGTTTAGCTAAGAATTCATTTTGCTCTGGTTGTTTGATTTTGATTTCTGCGATAGCAGGTGGGAACCTCTTTTCAGCAATGTGCTGGTCGATCTTTTTTAAAACCTGTTCATAGGGTTGATCTTTTAGGTGATCAAGCCAAAGTTTAATTCTTTCTTTTCCAATCGCATCTGTGGTGAGTTCAAACCTTGGATAGGCAGCTGCAATCCTTGTTAGGATAGACATTGCTTGTTCTTGATTCATGTCCATCAACCTCCTCCAAATTTAATCCCATTTTCTTTTGCGTATTGAGCCAGTGCGTCTAAATTACTTTGCCTATGCTGCTTTGGTTTAAATTCAGAAACATTGTTTTTAAGAGGCTGAGGTTGGTGCAACTGTGCATGCCAACGATCAAGAATCGCTGATTCCAGATATGCAAATGATTTAATACTGTCTGCTCTATGCTTTGGTTGATATTGATCGAATACCTCGTCAATCCACACCAATATGTCTTCAAGTGGGATTCGCTCCTTGAGAATCCTTTCAATGGCAGCTGAATCTTTTGGCGTTAACATCAACCCACCTTTTCGTGATAAGTACTTTTCTTCGATCTGCTGGAAAGGAGTTAAATCAATTTCTACTGAGGCTCTCTTTTCTTCTTCCTCTTCTTCTTTAATTCTTAAATTCTTTAATTCTTGATATAGTTCCGACTTCGTACCGCTTTCGTTCCGTCTTCGTTCTGCGATAGGTTCTTCTTCCGTTCTGGGTTCTGTTTCGTGATCATTCGAAAACTCTTGATATGACTCGTATTTCACAATGGTGAATAGTGTTCCTAGTTCCGTTTCGCTAACAGTGATGATGTTGTTCATAACAAGTTTCTTAATTGAACGCATAATTGTACTTTTAGACAGCTTTTTTAGCCCTCTTCCTTCTTTATAAGCGAGGTCCTCACATAGTTTTGAGTACGATCTTATGTACTGGCCCTTATTTAATACAACTCCATTCATTTTGAAGCCATCTTGATGACTTGCTTTCATAACTAATAAAGTGAACAGTCTAAAAGTAGTCACATCATTCCATAATTCGTGTTCTAATATTTTTCGGTGCAGCTTTACCCATCCAGTAGACAAATAACTTCCTCCTCTCCAACATCGTCAGTTAAGGCCTTTTAATCTCACATAGAGCGTACATTCCACTGATCCTAATAAAAGTAAGACCTGGCTCATTTCTTTGGATATAACCCTTTACATACGCTCTAAATAACGCAGCTTGATTACGACTTGATTTAGATAAAGACAGGTACACAAACGGAATTGGAACTTTAATGATTAGCTTCTCCCTCATTAGCTGTTCACCAGTTCAGAAAAATGGATGATGCGGTTTAGACGATTTGTAGAACGACAATACTTACACTTTTCACATCTTCTCGGTCTTTCTCCGCCATGCTTAACCTGAACGATCCGCTCCATGTTTTTTTCTATATCTTCTAACTCAATTTCCATCCTTGACTCATCAATATTGATAACTGCTTTATCTGGTGGATCTTCTTTTGATATGGCCACAATCAAAGGCTCTAACCAATCACTACGCCCTGCTTCCTGTCTTTCTAATTCCGCATAGAGGGCCATTTGAGCAATATATCCGTAGGCTTCTACAAATGAACAATAGCCAAGCTCTTGATCCCATATTCTTTCCCTGAGAGAACGAGTTGTTTTAAGATCAGCAAAGCGGCCACCTGCAGGGTTGTACACATCGAGTTTTCCTTTCCAAGGCACTCCGAACAGTTCGCCTGTGATAATCACTTCTTTATCTCCTTGAAGAACAAACATGCACAAGTCGTCATTCTGTATAGCTTCAATCATGAGATCAGCCAATTGATATTGTTTATAAAGCTGGCCTTTTTGTGTAAATAGAGCAGGTGTGTTCCTCTTGAATTCATCAAAGGCCTGATCTCCTTCAAGCCATGCATGGACGTATTGTCCGAATAAAAGAGCCTCAGAGGACGACGGCTGCCATTCACCGCTGAGTTTTGCCATTGTAGCCGCCTCACACTCTAAGAAACTCTTATATTGAGAATTTGACATATAAGCTTGGTCGATTTCGTTAGAGTAATAATTCTCCTTGTTGATTGTCGGAATTATCATCTGCTGGCTCACCAGCCTTTTCAGCACTTTCTTTTTGTTCCTGCTGCTTTAGAAATTCTTCTTCAATTTTGGATTTTGTAGCATTAGTAGCACCTGAAGATTTGACGTTGAAATAGTCCTCTTTCTTTGCCATTCCATCACGAAGTGAAGTATAGATGCGTCCTATTTTGAGGTAATCTTGCTCAGTAAAGGCATCTAATTTGCTACCGACATATTCCTCGACCATTTCCTTCGTAATACCAAAATCAGCTTTAAATGTTGTTAATGCTTTTCTTAAACGGTCTTCTAAAGGCTCTTTATGACCACTAATCAGCGTTCTTTGACACATATCAACTGCAGCATCAACAATGTCTCCTGGTATCACTCCAAGAATGCATGCACGAACCCGACGTGCTCCTTGGTTTGCAACCAGTTCATAAATATCTCTTGGATCGTTGAGCTTTGTAATAGCTCCTTTTGCTTTTCGTTCATGCTTCACCGTAAATATTTTGGTCTGGCGAGTATTGGTTTCAAGATCCCATGCATAAGCCATAACAGAAGATTCTCCTGCTTTTTGTTCAAGTTCCATGATTCCGTAATCAATGTTCCCCCAATTCTGCGCCAAAGCTTCAGCTAGTCGAATTGAAGGACCTGATACCTTTGTGCCACCTCGTGGATATTCGTAGACAGCATTCTCAGCTAATAGCCTACGCTCACATGCTTTCTTGATTCGTTCAAAGGCAGCATAAACGTCTCTTGGAAACTTCTTTGCTATGACCATAGCTGCTTGTACTTCCTGTGCCTGTCGACTAACCATAGCTTCTGTTGTTACTGAAGTTCCTGTTGATTGCTGAGAACCTGCCATATAGTTTGAGTAATCAACATTTGACAATCCATTCATATAAGAAACCCCCATTGAATTTAGGTGTCAACCTGCTTATAATAGTGGTTGACACCTTATTCTGTGTCTGGTTATTTAGATGAGTTCACTTGTTGGGAGTGAACTCTTTTATTTTGCTGTTTTAAATTCAAAATCAAGCTCCTCTGCAAGATATCGTTCTAGATTTTCTCGCAAGATCAGTTCACCCGAATTTTTATCCTCAACATAGTCATCTTCTAGCAATATTTCTGAACCATAAAAATCAATTCCAAAATGCTCTTCTTGCCTCACCATATCTTTTGGATAGCCGTATCTATTAATCTCTGTGATGATCGGATGCTCAATATTCATCTTCTTCCCTCCTTTTCTGTTTGGTGTAAGTATCAAGAAATCTCTAATTTTGAGCGGATCGCATCTGCCTTTAGTTGTTGAAATTTCTCAAAGGCTTGTTTATCAGGAAATTGGAACATTGGCTTACCTTTGTTAGTCATCACAATTGATCCATTCACTTGTGATAGATAGAACTGATCAGACTGTCTCTCACTGAAAGGTTTAATAACTGGTTTAGTTCTCAAGACTTCTTTCCTCCTTAACACATTATTTGATGCTTATTCGCATCGTCCGACCGCGGATGGAGCATGATTTGAGGGGGGAGGTGTGCACTGTCCCATCCGCAAGTCGGACGACAAGAATAAGCCTTGTCGTGATCTCTAAATAACGCTATAATGAGATCGATCATTTTGTTATTCATGGTTTGAAATGATTTAAGCAGTAAGTGTCGGAGCTTGCTGCTTTTTTCTGTTTTCTATTTCCGTTCTGATCTGTAATTCCAGAGCGGCTAATAAAATGAGCCCTTCCTCTGTATGACGCATCTGACATTGTTTCACGATATCTTTCGCCTTCATCAAGCGACTTGCTGTGAACAAATACTTCATCTAGATCAATCCTCTCAATCTATTTTTTAGTGATTTGGGATATTTGATTTTTGTAATCCTCGCGGCCTGTTTTAATAAATGAACCTTAGCTTGGCTTTCGTAACGTTGAATTTGATTTAAAGATTTAGCAATATCTTTGTGAGCTGCTAATGCCGTATTTGTATCAGCACTCTCTAATGCTTTCATTAATCTTTTTTGTAGTTGTTCAATACAGATCATTTCAGCTGTTATCCCTTCATGATCAATACTCTTGAAAATTGCTTTTCTCATCTTCATCCTCCAAACAAAGCCATGATGGCTGTAATTTGCTGCGTGACCGCAAGTGGATCGACACCACATAAGGTTGCGATCATGGCTTCTTTTGCATTTGTCGCCTCCATCCACCGCACATATGTAGGAACATCAAGCATCTTTTGATCGTTCTCAAATTTTGATATGCAGCTCCTTGAGCGACTTAACAATTCAGCCAACTTCTCTTGAGACATCCCAGCTCTTTTCCTTGCTTGTCGGAGCACTACCCCCAACCTCAACTTCCTCACCCCCTTTGTTCTGGTTAAGAACTTTTTCCAAGTTAGAACAGCTAGAAAATCTTTAAATGGGTATCATGATGAAGAAGCAACTAATTCTTTCTTGTCTCTTTCAACTTTTTCTTGATGCTCTTTCATTCGTTTAATTAAGATGCCGCTTAGGTACTTGTAAGCTCTGGCTTCTGCTTGATGAAATAGAGGGCCTTTTGTGACGGTTATTTTCAATTGGCTACATCTCCTATTCGTTTTGTGATGTATCATCACAATTATGATTAAAAAATTTTGTCCATTCAAAATCTAGAATATTGCCTAAAACCTTGGCAACTCTAACACTTGGGGTTTGACCATTCTCAATCTTGGTATAATAAGACCTATCAATACCTGCTTCCCTTGCCACTTCATACTGTTTGAGACTTTTACTCGCTCTAAAATCTTTTAACCATTGATTGGACTTCACTAAATCACCTCCATATTGTGATCTTTCATCACAATTATAATGTGTTATATCATCACAATCAACCCTTTTTGTGTTTTTTTATCACAAAAATTTAATTGTGACCTATTATCACTTATAATGAACTAAACAACAAATTACATATAAACTAAGATTTTTATGTCAGGGGTTTTAATATGACTGGATTAAGTGAGCGGTTAAAAAAACTAAGAAATAATCATAGACCTAAGCTCTCTCAACAAGCTCTTTCGGAAAGATTAGGTATCAATAGAGCAACTTATGCAAGATATGAAACGGGAGATAATGAGCCTGATTATGATACATTAGAAAAAATAGCTCAGTTCTACAATGTGAGTATAGATTTCTTAATAACAGGGAGAGAATTTGAGGCATCAAATGAGGAGATGTGGAAAGAGCTCTTAAATCCGAAAACACAACTTTTCTTTAAAGATCTTAAAGATGCACCCGATGATAAGATTGAGGAATTAATTCAGTTTTGGGAGTTCATTAAAAACAAAAAATAATACATTAAACACTTTTAAAGAAGCCTACAAAAAGGCTTTTTTTATTAACCCAAAACAGAACACTAGTTCTATATTTATAAGGAGTTGCTTTAGTTGGAACGTATTTTACCAAAAAACACAACACACTTAGATGACTGGATCGAAGCATTCTATCATCAAATCAACATAACAAATCCATCTGAACTTGATCTATTAGACATCGCCTACCGCTCCAATTTAAAAGTCGAATTCTTAAACATCAGCAGCCGGTACTATGCTGGAACTATTATCATTGATAATCGCCTTAGCCCTCAAGAACAGTGGCAAGATTTTGGTCATGAACTTTGTCATGCGCTTAGACATGAAGGAAATCAATTAATCATGCCCCCACTGTTTAGAGAGCTGCAGGAAATGCAGGCGAAGCGTTTTGCATATAAGTTTTGTATTCCCACTTTTATGCTTAGAAAAATAAAAGCTATTCAACCATATAATAATTTCACAAATGAAATAGCATCTCTTTTCAATGTTACATATAAATTCGCTACCGAACGCTTTGTGACTTTAAACCCATGCTATAAGTCATGAATTATTTCGTCTAATTTTGTCGAAAATCATCACTTCAACATTTTTTGTATTATAATGTTTCCTGTATTACTAAAATGTGTATATAGAAGGGTGTAGACAAATGAAAAAAGCTAAACTAATTTTATTCTTATGCTTTATGGCAGTTCTAACTGCTTGTGGTAACACTAACAGCTCAACTGAGCCGGCAAAAAAAGAAGAAACGAGTAAAGAGGCTTCAAAAGAATCAACACAAAAAGAGAATAAACCAACATCAGGACTTCTAACCAAAATTGGCCAATGGGATAAAGATAAAAATGGTTCAACACTAACTTTGAAAAAGATAAATAACAAACAAAAAGAAATAGATTTAAGTCCTATTAAGATGAAAATACACGATGTTAAAGTATTTGAATACAGTAATTTAGGTGAACAAGATAAAGAGCTTCTTTCTTATAATAATTTTGAAAAAGATAAATATCATAGAATACAAATCACTTATACGACTGAAAACACTTCCGATAAAGATGTTTTGTTTTCTGGTGTTGATGTTATTACCACTAATACAAAGAAACAAATCGAAGTCTATAAGACTAATTTGACTACGGATACAGGTGTTGGTTCTTTGTATGGTAAAGTCGAAAATGAAGGTATGGTTGTAGTTCCTTTACTGGTAGATGATGTTTCGGATTTGAGTTCAATCACACTTCACTTAAGTGATGTTTATCTAAATGACGAACCTGAATTATTGCATGATGGGGCAAAAGTGAAATTCGATTTTTAAATTCTGCACTCCCCTCTTGACATTAATAATGAAATCCTCATGCATTTACGCGCACTCAAAAAAACAAAAAAGGACGTCTCTCTGCATGACCCCATCGGTCAGGATAAAGAAGGAAACGAAATTTCATTAATTGACGTCTTAAAATCAGAAAATGAAGACGTGATTGATACCATTCAGCTCAACATGGAGCTTGAAAAAGTAAAAGAGTATATCGACATTCTCGACGGCCGGGAAAAAGAAGTCATCGTCGGCCGATTTGGTTTGGACTTAAAGAAAGAGAAAACGCAGCGGGAAATAGCCAAGGAGCTCGGAATATCAAGGAGTTATGTGTCTCGGATTGAGAAGCGAGCACTGATGAAGATGTTTCATGAGTTTTACCGGGCGGAGAAGGAGAAACGGAAGCGGGAGAAGGGGAAGTGATTTGAAAGATATAAAAAAATCCATTCATTTTGGGTTGATAAAAAAACAGACCACATTAGGTCTGTTTTTTATTTTGACCATTCTTTGTTTCTTATATAAGACTGACCCTTATTAGATTTAAAAATACTCTAAAGGCTAAGAAATATCTGTTCACTCCATTGACTTCAATATCCCGTTTTCTTTTAAAAAACGCTCAAACAACTGATTTCCTTCATCTTCAATTTTGTCATCTTCAATGGAATACTCCCCAATCAACAGCCCTAAATCTTCATATTTTTCATAATGCTTTAAAAGCGTGATCCCATACCATGTATGATCAAAAAATAATAGCCATTTTCCTGTGTCTAAACTCTTAAAAAACATCCCTTCAATATCAACACCCTGTTCATAATAGCCAACATGTAGGTGCATCGTATCGTCTAAACTATGCATTTCATCCCCCTTAACACGTGTCTATCTGGTTCCCTCGTAAAAAATTTATAGATTTTGCTGAAAATTAATCGTCCTCAACTCCACCCATTCAACACTATCAGGTATCGATTTTGTTTTTAGAAAATGTTGAACGATTTCATAAGCTTGATGTCGATCGACGTAGCTGCATGAAGGTACATACAATGGTGCGCCTGCAACGACATGCTTGATCGTTTCTATCTTCTCTACTTTTTTAAAAGGAACCAAAAAATCTGGATATCTCATGAGAAAAAAGCCATAAGGTTTATGATAAAAGAAAACAAGACTTTCCGTTTCCCAATCTTCATCCACTTCAATAGAAGATTCTCCATTCCCTTGTTTCCAATAGTCTTCATCCTTATGGAAGAAGATTTCTTTCATCCATTCTTCTCCCGGATTTTCCACTGGAGCACCGGTTGGTCCATAATACAAAAACATTCCATTCTCTCCTTGTTCATTTATTGATCCCTTGTTCTCTTTCCTTCAAATGTGTAAAATGCACGCGTCTGTTTATTTAATTTTAACATGCTGAATAACTGTGGATTTAATTTTTCAGCATCTTGGTTGCTTACCCATTTTACTTCTTCAATATCATGATCAGGATCTAGAATATTCATCTCTCCCCCGATGATTTCCGCAAAAAACGTAAAAATAAGTGCATGATGCATGTTATCTTGAAAAAGTATTTCTCTAACAGAATGAAGTTCATTTACTTTAATCACATATCCTGTTTCTTCTCTCACCTCACGGATCACAGCTGGCTGCAGATGTTCTCCTTTTTCCACTGCACCACCGGGAAACTCCCAATAACCTTTCACATTTTTCACCATGAGAATATGTTCATCCATGTCATAAATCAAAGCTGACACCACGTCTACTCTCTTCAACTGAATCCTCCTCACCCATTGTCGAAAATATAAAACGAGCTGTTCATATCAATCTTTTCTCATTATACTGTATCCTTGTTACGAAAGATTGGAGGGCTTAGCTCGTGGATCATTATGCTCTTACTGATTGTCCAAATCAGATTTACGAGGAACATCGTCTCTCTTTTGAGACAATTCAAGGAGTCAAACGAGAAAATCATTGAAAAACGACAAGTAAAAAACCTCCTTCATTTAGCGGGAGGTTTGTTTATTTGATTCTCTTTCAATTGTTTCTCATCGTATAACAAATATCTGATCCGCTGTAGATAATGGAGCGCAATGTGACCGAGACAGAACATAAGCCCGATCATTGAAAGTATATAGATGGGCAGCATCAAACTAGGTACATTGTTTATGACAAAAGCCAAACCAACCACTGTCAGCATAACGAGACTTATAAATCTTATCAATACCACTTGAAGTCCCCCTTCATATTCACCATAACAGATTTTCCCTTTATTTTCATGACCTGCCTAAAAAAAGATGCGAATCCGCTAAGATTCACACCAAAAGGGGTATTACCTATTCGACTCACTTCTCTTCTCACGCGCTTCCTTCCACTGCTCAAGCTCAGACACCGTCAATAATTGATATCCTTGTTTGGTGAGTTCTTTGATAATCGTGACGGCTGCGTTGGCTGAGGTGTCATAGATGTCGTGCATTAAGATCGTTTCACCGCTAGATGCATGAGTTAGAATGTAGTTCGCGACGTATTGGCTGTTTCGATATTTCCAGTCTTCAGGATCCACATCCCAAAGGGTCACTTTCATGTGAAGAGCTTCGTTGATTTGCCCGTTTGTCCCGCCATATGGTGGTCTAAAATAAGTCGGTGTGAACCCGCTCGCTTTTTCAATGATTTGCTGCGTGTCTTCTACTTGTTTGACCGCTTGTTTTAAAGGAAGTCTTGTGAGCAAAGGGTGGTTATAGGAATGGTTTCCAATTTCATTTCCACCCTTTCTGATTTCACTTAACATATCGGGATAATACTGAACCCTGCTGCCTAATACAAAAAATGTGGCATGTCCTTTGTTCTCTTTTAATGCTGTTAAAATTTTTGAGGTCGTTGATGGATTGGGCCCATCATCAAATGTGAGTGCAATGGCTTTTTGATTCGGATGAAATGTGGATGTTTTCGGCAGTTTCACAATCTTTCTTGTTGGAATCGGTTCTTTTTTCTCGTTTTTGTTCATTTCTTTCTTCATATATTCAGGTTTTAATATTCCTTTCAGCAGTGTTTTCTTAATCGCTAACACTTGAGGGCCTTGATGATTTGGAGCGATTTGTCCTCTTGGAAAGTAGAATTCGATATAGCGATCCTTGATGGCAAAATACTGATAATTCTTCGCCACAGGAGACGTCCCCTGTTTGAGTAGCGGCTGATTTTCAGCTAGCGTTCGATCTTTTTTTAATTCCTCAAAAGTCATAAGAGATAATTTTTGAAGATTGTCCTTCTTTGATAGAAAGATATCGTTGATTGATAAAAATGTCTGTTTCTTGAAATCAAAGTTCATCACCTTCGTTTGAT